AAAAAGATTATATTAGATGCAGATTATATTGTAATTAACGCTAAAAAACAATTAAAATTACAAGGTGGTGAATTAGTAGAAGTAATAGGTGGTAATACAGAAATTAAACATAACGCTGGTGGACAAATAGCAACGGGTGAAACTGAAAAAGCTATTGATGAGTTAAGAGAAAGAACTAAAAAGAAATTAGTTGATGCATTTGAAGATACTAAAAAAGAATTTATAGACGCAAAAAATAAAGGTCAAGAAGAATTTGATAAAGGGATTAAAGATTTAAAAGACCTTGATGACAAAATGAAAGATGCTTATCAAGACATTGAAAAGAAAATTAAACAAATTAGACAAGTATCCTTTACCTTTGATGCACAAGAATTTGCAAAGAATCAAGAAGTTATTTTAAATAACTTTAACGAAATACAAGCGTTAGTTCCAGGACTTCCACTTACAATAACAGAAGTAGAAAAGAAAATATCAGAGGTTGTGAAAGCACTAAGAAGTTTCGCAACATTAGATTTTATGAACAAAGATATCGTAACGATTAAGAAGAAAAAATAGGAGTAAAAATGAAATCGAATAAATTAGTATCGTTAATAAAAGAAGTTGTCAAACAAGAGGTTAAAAAACAGATAACTGATATACTTATTAACGAAACGAATATTCCCAAAACAAAACCAGTGGTTAAGAGGAAAAAGGTTAAAGAACAAAAGTTCACAGATAACCCGACACTTAACAAAATTCTAAACGAGACTGCAAATAGTTCAAGACCGTTGGAAGAGTATCCATCATTAGGCGGTGGAACTTTTGATTCAAACCGTATGACCGAATTATTGGGATATGGAGGTGGTGCGGGAAATAACGAAGTTAAACGAGAAGTAGCGGCCGCAAGCACATTACAAAGTGCAGGTATGAATCCAGAAGCAGCTCCAGAGCATTTAAAGAATGCTTTAACAAGAGACTATACAGATTTAATAAAAGCTATTGATAAAAAGAAAAAAGGTAAATAATGGCAAGTGCACGAGAAAACGATTTAAACCCAGATGTTAAAATAGGTTTAGAACTGCCTTTCGCTAGAAGTAGAACAGGTTTATTCGGACTAACAGAAACTACATTAGAACAAGCCGGACATAATATAAAAAATCTTTTACTAACATCAAAGGGTGAAAGAGTAATGCAACCTGATTTTGGTTCTGACTTGAGAAGTTTATTATTTGAACAAGCAGACGATAACATTAATAATGATATTAAGGAAGCTATAAGTGACGCTATGTCTAATTGGTTACCTTATATAAACATATCCAATGTTAATGTAATAGAAAATGAAACAAATCCAAATCAGATGAAGGTTAGTATAGATTTTTCTTTAAACTATGACCCAAACAGATTTAATACAATAACTTTGGATATTGAAGGAGAATAAATAAATGCCAAATGTAACAAAAGATGTAAAATATTTAAATAAAGACTTTTCACAATTTAGAAATAATCTTATAGAATTTGCAAAACAATACTATCCAAACACACACCAAGACTTTAACGAGTCATCACCTGGTATGATGTTTATTGAAATGGCAGCATATGTCGGTGATGTAATGTCCTATTATGTTGATTCACAATTTAAAGAATCTCTATTAGGATATTCAGAAGAACTAAGAACTCTCTACTCAATGGCACAAACATTTGGATACAAACCAAGACTATCGGCTCCTTCAAGTGTCAAAATGGAAGTATTTCAATTAGTTCCTGCAAAAGGTAGTGGTAATAATGTAGAACCAGATTATGATTATTCATTAAATATACCAGTCGGAGCAAGAATTGAGTCTACAAATGGAACAACATTTAGAACTACACAAGATTGTAATTTTAAATATGATTCTATAAGGTCACCAAGAACTTTCGAGATATTTGAAAGAGATACAAATACACAGACACCTACATTTTATTTACTTAAAAAACAAGTTCAAGCTAAAAGTGGGAATGTGGTATCAGAAGACCACACATTTTCTGGAGCAAAAAAATATTCAAGAATTAAATTAGCAAATCAAAACATTATAGAAGTAATAAGTTGTGTCGATAGTGATGGAAATACTTGGTATGAAGTTGATTCTTTAGCACAAGATACTGTATTTGACGAAACAGAAAATGTTTCTGATAATGACCCATCATTATCCCAACATTCAGCTAATGTTCCATTTTTACTTAAATTAAAAAGAGTATCAAAAAGATTTACAACTTTTAGAAGACCAGACGCACAAATGGAATTAAGATTTGGTGCTGGTATTAGTGATAATCCAGACGAAGAGATTATTCCAAATCCAGACAATATAGGTTCAAACTTATCAGATAGTCCTACAAAATTATTTGAATCGTTTGACCCAACTAACTTTTTAAAAACAAAAACATATGGAGAAGCACCAAGTGGTACAACACTAACTATACAATATTCGTATGGTGGTGGAAATTCAGACAATGTTCCTTCTGGTGATATCACAAAAATAACAGGAATTAGTTTTGAAGTTGATACTACTTCATTAAATTTATCAATGGTAGATTTAGTAAAACAATCAGTAGCTTTCACAAATCCAGAAGCATCAAGTGGTGGTCTTGGAGCAGAAACACCAGAAGAATTAAGAGAAAATATTAAAGCTTATTTCCAATCACAAGGTAGAACTGTAACTAAAGAAGATTATATAGTTAGAACATATGCATTACCAGACAAGTATGGAAATATAGCAAAAGCTTATATAGTTCAAGATGACCGATTAAGTGGAGTATTGAAATCAGGTAGTGATATATTAACTAATCCTGGTGCACCAGAAGCACAAGATAGAATACCTAATCCATTAGCATTAAATTTATATGTTCTTGGATATAATAGTAATAAGTTCTTGACAAGTGTAAATGACGCAGTAAAAGAAAATTTAAAAACTTATTTAATAAGATTTAGACCAATAACAGACGCAGTTAATATTAAAAACGGATATGTTATTAATATTGGTGTTAATTATTCGATAGTAACAACAAATAATTCAAATCATCCACTTGTATTACTTAAGGTTAATGACTTAATTAAAAACTATTTTGAAATTGATAGATGGCAAATAAACCAACCAATTATACTTTCAAAACTACAAAATGAAATATCAAGTATCGATGGAGTAGCATCAGTTACAGATTTAAGAATAACAAACAAATATAAAGCTATAGATGGTTATAGTGGTAATGTATATGATATACAATCTGCAAATAAAAATGGAGTAGTATATCCAGCACTTGACCCAAGTATATTTGAATTAAAATATCCATTAAAAGACATTGTTGGTAATGTAGTTGGTGGTGAAAATAGTAATGGAGGACAATACTAATGCATTTCTTTAGTTTCGCAGAAAAAGACGCAACACTTTACGAGGGTAGTGCTACACAAAGTAGAAATACTGGATTAGACGAAATATTAGAAGTTCGTAAAGATATGAACGCAGATGGTTCAGTAGTAAATGTATCACGAACTTTAATCAAATTTGATATATCAGATATATCATCATCAATAGTAGCAGGAATTATTCCTGAAAACGCAAAATATTATTTAAATTTATATGACGCAAAGTCAACTGAATTAGCAACAAGTCAATCTTTATTTGCACACCCAGTAAGTCAGTCTTGGGTTCAAGGTGATGGAAGATTCTTTGATAAACCAGCAACAACAGAAGGTTGTTCTTGGAGATATCGTGATGGGGAAACAACAGGAACTCAATGGATAAGTGGTTCAAACAATACAGGTGGAACTTGGTATACAGGAAGTGGTTATGAAGCATCTCAATCATTCAATCACGAAACAACAGATATGAGAATGGATGTTACAGATATTATGACCAAGTGGATTAGTGGTTCTATAGCTAACGAAGGATTTATGATAAAGCGTTCAGGTAGTATTGGTAATACATCATCTTCATTAGATGAAGGAAGTACAGATAGACTTGGAAACTTCTCTTTCTTTTCAAGAGATACACACACAATTTATCCACCAAAGTTAGAGGTGGAGTATGATGACGCAACATTTAATACTGGTTCATTAACAACATTAGGTGCAGATGACATTGATGAAGTTACAATTTATATGAGAGGGTTACGAGACGAGTATAAAGAAAAATCAAAAGTTAGATTTAGAGTATATGGTCGTGAAAGATTTCCAACAAGAACTTATTCAACAAGTTCTCAAAATCTGACCGTAAAATTTATTCCTAGTCAAAGTCAATATTCAGTTAGAGATGCATTGACAGAGGATACAATTATACCATTTTCAACGGGTTCTTATTTGAGTTGTGATGGAACGGGTAATTATTTCAGATTAGATTTGAACGCATTCCAACCAGAAAGACACTATCGTTTTCTTTACAAGGTGGTAAGTGGTAGTGGAAATACAAGAGTAGAACATATACTAGACGAAGACCACATATTTAAAGTAACGAGGTAAAAAAATGCCTTACACAGAGGAAGAACTAAAAAGTTATCAATTCCATTTAGACAGAATTGAAAATCAAAGACAGAAATATCAAGATTATTTAGCAGACCCAACAATTTTTTCTGAAAGTTCAAGAAATCATATTGTTGCTAGTGGTAGTAATACTTTAATAAGTTTTGAAGATATAGACGAAGAAAGAAGAAAACAATCACCTTTTCGTAGAGTTGGATTAAACAGAGACGACCACAATATTGTAAAAACAAATAATTATCCTACATTTCATAAAGATGAAAAATATGATAATACAATAAATTATGAAATAAATTCTTTAATACCAGAAGCACCACAACTACCAACGGTTCAATTATTTGATTATCCAAATGATAATGTTTTAAATCCTTCAAAAACTGATGATAGTGGAGACATTATTACACCAACTTTATTTACACCATCAAGAACAAAACCAAACGAGAGAACAGATGGTTATACTATTGATTTGGTAAATGGTGATATTATTGCAATAGATGGTTGGAGTGAATCACAATCAGAATTTGGACTTGATGTTTATTATTTAGAAAAAAATCGTAAAAGACGATTCCCAACTATGAAGATATTAAATTCATATAGAGGAACTTTATTAAGTTCACACACAGATTTAGAAGTTATAGTTATAGAAAAAGAAGATTTAGATTTTATATTATCAGGACAACCAATGGAATTTAATACAGAATAAAATTATGGCAATAAACACATCAAGATTAAACAAAATAGACTTTGAGATTCTATATACAGGAACTTCAATAAGAAAGGGTGTATTACCTACGACAGATTCGCCACCATTTGGTGAAAGTGAAAAAGATTATATAGAAATGATAGTTTCAACAACAACTGGAACGATATTAGAAACCTTTGTTATAGCTAAAGGAAGTGATGTAAATCAACACTTTGATGATAACGGTGAATTTGTAAAAATAAATCCTGGTATTTTTATGAGAGAAAAAGGATATTTTTCCGGAGAGTATAATATAGAATTTAATTTTTTAAGAGAAGTAGCCGGTTCTACAAACGACTCGGTATTATTAACACAAAATAATGAAGTTTGGGAAGGCCCTACATATACAGATGATGATGGAAATACACTTCAAACAACTTACGATACAGAATCAGAAACAAATATTCCAACCACACTAAATGATGACAACTCAAATTTATTAAGAGAGGTATCTTTAAAATATTATATTGATGAAATTTCAAGTGATAGAACAGAGGTTAGATTACTACCATTCTCAATAGATGACAAAATTTATAAAGAGGAATTTAAAGGAATAGGAAAAGATAAAGTAGTCATAACTTATGATAATAAACTTGATACAGATACAAATGGAAAAACATTTAAAGTTATAGATTATGAAAATATGGATGATAAATTAAGACAATCATTTATTGGTGGAGAACTAATCATTTCAGATGCATATGAGTTATTAGATTTTACTTCAGAAAGTGGTAATTTAAATATCAATATAGATTTCTTAATTGGAGAAAATATTCAACACTCCTCAAATAAAAAATATGGAAGTTTTAGAACTTGGGGTTCTAATTGGAGAAGACTTGTTAAGGGTGCAAGTAAAAAGAATCCTAATCACATAATTCACGGTGGAGATAATAATTATTATGTAGATGTTCCAAATCCATATCACCGAGTCCCTGCACTTAGAGATGGATATATTGAAGATTTTGTTCTTACTGCAAAGAAAGGGGACGTAGATGATTCTTTATTTGAAGGGCTTGGAAACGGATACAATGAAAAGTATCACTCAGGTAAAGCAACAGATGATTTTATATCTAAAAGAAATTCATTAAGACCAGATAGATTTTTAGGTGGAGCGGCAATTATAGGATTTCAAACATATCGTAGTTATGGTTTTCCATTGTGGATAAGAGCAAAAGGAGATATAACAAAATTAGTTGGTGCAAAACTAACAATAGATATAGACGGAGAAGTTATTGGTGGAGCAAATGGAGCAACTCAAACAAAATTTACAGGACAAGAAACAACAACATTTAATGGTGAAGATACATTTATAAGAATAACTACACCAATGGATACATCAGGTGATACTAATAACGCACGAGCAGGAGTTTTAGTTAATTTAAGTGTAAAATTTGAACACGAACTTTG